GATTTAAGTTTTACAGCCTCCGCGATGTTAAAAAAATATTCATTCCAATCCATTTATATTAGTTTTTGATTTGACCAATAATATATTCTCGGATTTTCGAACCTATGTAAAGAACGGGCTTCTTTTTTGAAGATAAGGTTACCAATCTGAACTAAATGGGAATGATTTTTTAGGTCAATTCCAACAACATATCCATTACCATCTTTCTCATATGTGGTTTCCCACATGTATTTGTCCTTGTCATAAAGGAGAAGATTATCTATCAACTCTTTCTTGTTCCCGGTTATTGGGAGATCTCTCTCATCACATAATTTTTTGAGAACGTCCAATCGTAATTTTTCGTAATCTAAATTATCTGTTATCATCTCTCATTTCTCCAATGTTATAAAAATTTCTAACCCAAAAAACACCTTGAACAAATCCAAGCCACCTATTTGCTTTATCTATTTTATTTTCTTCAATAAACATAGGTATTTGTTCTAACATCCATTTTACATGATTTAATGAATCTGGAACATCGTTTTGGCGAATTGATTCAATGACCCCCATGTTAGTTAGAAAATCACTATATTTTTTGGTAACATTTACTATTTGTTCGTTTGTCATAACGCAAAGATAAGACAATTTATTCAAATAACCTTAAAAATTGTTTCACCCTTAAAACCCTTCTCCATGTGGAGTATACAGGTTTGTACCCGACTACCCTTGAATGTACTCCGGGGTAAATGGGTTATACTTCTTAATCCCCAATTCATAATATCTTTGGTTCTTTTTTCCCCGTTAATGATTGTGAGGTACGGCATAAGAGCAACAATATTATCGGTCATGTTCATACAACTATACAAAATCTTATATCCCATCTTCATTGGAGTAAATGGTGGGTTCATCACGATCCAATTATATTTGTTATGTAACGGTGATTTTTCCAACTCAAAAAAATCTACACCGGGTAATGGATATTGTACAGTACCGTGTTTTTCTAAGACCTTAACTAGATTACCTTTTCCGGGTGTTGGTTCTAAAATAATTCCAGCATATTCAGGAAGGAATGATGCCATGTATTCACAAATATGTTGGGGAGTTTGAAAGTGATCACCCCAGTCTTTTCCTTTATTTTCCATATCCAAATATAGGAAAATTTACGCAATAAAAAAACCCCCCGGAAATCCGGGGGGGGGGGTTTAAAGATATTCTTTAAGAGATTATCTTAATGTATCCATGTTGAATACTGTGATACCTTTCACGTCAATCACACCAAAGTAACGGTTGTTAACCATTTTCTTCGCGTATCTTGTCATGATACCTTTGATAGGAGTCATGGTGAACGGATTGAACATTGTAGGTGTCAACTGTAATGGAACGTAAGGTGCGTATACATAACCTGCGTCTAACAATGATTTACCTTTGTGCCCAATCAACACTTTGTTTGCTGGGAAGTAAGGGTCACGATAAACTTGGTAACGACCAGATAGAGTACCGATTTTTTCAATACCCATGTTGTACTGATCTTGTTCACCTGCCGCGTTTGAAACGTGGAAATATTCCAAGTCATCAAAAACAGCCGATACTTCAGAAGATACAACGATCCAGTTAGCACCACCTCTTAATGTAGTTTTGTGAATCTGAGCTGAGATCTGGTTAATCTTTGTTACCAAAGTTTGGTTCCAGTCTTTCTGAGTGTAACCCTGAAGAGTTGCTCCAGCGTTTCCACCATATCTCCACTCATTATAATCCCACTTAGATGACCAAGCTGCACCTTTTCTAAGATCACGTAAAATTTCACGATCAACCTCAGCTGCGATTTGCTCAGACAATAATGCTGTTAATTCAGCCTCAGCGTCAATGTTGTGGAATGCACTAACGTCTTGTGCCAATTCAGGTGACCAGCTAGCACGTAGCTTTCTTTCGGTAACGGAAACCGTTACGGATTGAAGGTCAAATGATACCTCACCGATTTGGTCTTCAAATTCCAAAGTGTCATACACTCTGAATGTTAAAGTCACGTTGCTAGCGGCGAATGTACCAGACAATGTTGTGTTAGAGAAACCAGCAGTTGCTGAATAACTCTGAAGGTCTACACTAACGTAAATTATACCTTCTTCGTCACAAATGTCAGCCCATTTTCCCGAAGGGAAAGCGGTGCTTGTTGATTTTTGACCATATTCAACAACACCTTTACCATATTTCTGTGTAACAATATGGAAATTTCTTGATGTACCACTAACAAAAATTTCAGCAGATGCTAGGAATTCCTCAGTATCCATAATGTTACCATTTGGACCAATAAGTTTACCTTGACCATCTTTAGAGAATCCTGAGAACGAAACAATCAATGTAGATTGTGACGTACCAGTTAATGATGCGTTGGTTACGTTGGTAACAACTCCGTTTGAGAATGTAACTACAGATGTACCCGAAAGAGTCAATCCGCTGAACAATCCTTTTGAGTAATCAAAAAGACCGGTGTCAGGTGCGTTACCGTTACCACCGTCGTTTTCGTAGAAACGATCATACAAGTTCACACCAGTATATCCTTCATCAGGATTTGTGGATGCGTTTGGATATCCATAAGGACTGTAGTGATTTCCTTGATTTCTTTCCTGAATTTTAGGAATGAAATAGAATAATTTACCGATAGGTAAGTTCATGGCTTGAACAGACACGATGTCGTTAGCCAATAATTTAGAGAATACACGTCTGATGATAGGAAATACCACAGTTTCAAATGATCCTGAAGAGTCGGCAACTGCCGCCTCATTGATCAAATAAGAAGCTTGGTTTTCATACAACTGAGCGATGTTATCTTTCATAGGACCGTCAAGACCCTCAAGGAATCCTAACTCATCCCATTTTCTGATGGTATCTTCTTTGATAACTTTAAGGTGTTTTAACCCGATGTTACCAACCATACCTGATTCTAATAATGCTCCCATTTTAAATGTTTTTATTTTTTTTTATTTTATTTTATTTTGTTCATCAAATCTTTCATTCTTGCGAACTGTGGATTCATATAAGCCTTTGATTCGGCTAATATTTCACTACTTGAAGATGTTGATGGTGTTAAAGAGATTTTTTCTGCAACTGTTTCGGTTACTGGTTTTTTAGCTCCCAATTCAGATGTTATTGTATTGAATAAGTTTTTCGCCTCATTCATAGTCGAAACTGAATCGAATCTCTTCATAATATTCAATTTCTCTTGTTTAGTTGTTGAATGTTCAGTAAATAAACGTGTAGCATATGCCAGATTTGCGTTGAATACCGCCACTTCATTAAGTTTTTCTTTGAATAGAATAAGTGCCTTTTTATATTCGGCGTTTTGATTTCTCAATTTTTCAACTTCTTCGTTGATACCGGATGCTCCTGCACCTGACCCTGATTTCCATTTAGTTTTACTTGGTAGCCCCGCTCTATTAGCTCCACCCTTATTTCCGTGTACATTTGATTTTGTTCTTGCCGCTTCGGTTTGTTCACCTTCTTGTGACTCACCGTCTAATTCAATTTCATAAACGGTTTCCTCATCTTCTTTAACTTCCTTAGCTTTACCTGTATATGGACCATCTTTACCAGCTTTCTTTGCTCCTGTGAAAGGACCATTTTTACCAGCTTTTTTGGTTCCATCTCCAAATGGTTTTCCCTTTCCTTCTTTAACTTCTGTGTCACCTTCTTTAACTTCTTTCTTACCACCAGTATATGGACCATCTTTACCAGCTTTCTTTGCTCCTGTGAAAGGACCATTTTTACCAGCTTTTTTGGTTCCATCTCCAAATGGTTTTCCCTTTGCTTTTGATTCAGCAAGTTGATCTTCATCATCTGTTTCATCATCGTCGTCAGTTGAAGTTTCGTCGTCAGTTGAAGTTTCGTCGTCAGTTGAAGTTTCGTCGTCAGTTGAAGTTTCGTCGTCAGTTGAAGTTTCGTCGTCAGTTGAAGTTTCGTCGTCAGTTGAAGTTTCTCCACCAAAATCATCAGTTGGAAGTTCATCATCTGTTGAAGTTTCGCCTCCTAAATCGTCGGCTGGAACTGGAAGTTCATCATCTTCGTCGTCAAGCTTGATGATAAAATCATCTTCACCCGTACTAACTTCGATTGTGTTACCGTCTTTCTTTACTACTATACCATCTTCTGGTTTCATAGCTCTGAAAACTTTAAGTACTTCATCATGTGAAGCACTGGTCATGTCAAGAACTTCGTCATCCTCTGTTCCTTCTTCAGGTCCAAACTCATCATCTGTTTTTTCATCACCAGTCATATCATCTGTACTGGCGGTTGCGGTAGGATCTTCATTATCGAGGTTTGTGTCATCTGTATTATCATCGGTTGCAGTTTCACCTTCTGGTGATGTTGCATCGCCTGACATATCTTCTCCATCCTCTTCAGGAGTTGGTAACTCCTCATCTTCCATTGATTCTTTAAGCAATTCGTTCAGTTCTTGTTTCATGGTAGAAGCAAGTATACCTTTTGCGTTTGCTTTAACGGCTTCTTCAAGTGATTCTACTTGAAGTAACGCTTGTTCTAAAATAGATTTTTCCTTCATTTAAGTTGGTTTATTTCTATATAAATACTTTAGTTTTTTAAAAAGTTACTTTTTTGATATTGGAAACACTATAAAACTTCTTATTTTGCTAAGAAACTGTCCAGATTCCCCATCAGTCTTTTAATTTTATTATCTACAACGGGAGTTTCGTCCACAGATTCTTGATATTTTGATGCGTCGCTTAGGTCTTTAAAAATATATGCTCCCGGAGTTGATGGGGATGATACAATATCAAAACACACCAATTCAAAATCATCCTGAACTATATTCTCACCCTTAACATTTTTTAATGATCCCACGCCTCTTGATGAAATACCAAGTGTTGCTCCATTCATTAATAACATTGCCGCCTGATCACCCTTACAACTTATTATTCCCATTTTTTTCCAACCCGGAGTAGTAAAAATTTTAATTTTACCCATTAATACTTTTCCTTCCCACCAAGTTTCTAAAATTGAATGTGATACTCGATCTAAATCGATAAGTGAAGATGTGGGATGATTTAACTCATTTAAAGCACCACCATTTTTAATTATAATTTGATATTTTTGGTCTTCCCTTTGAAGAAGATGTTTGGGATAAATTCGACCATTTTTATTTGGTGTGTCATATTTCTGTAGCACAGCAAAAAGGACAAGATCTTGTGACCAATCCATATCCTTCATTTCTGTTAGAACTTTTATATTATCATCTGGGGAAATATAACCAGCGTCATATTCAATAAGAAATCCTCTTATTCCAACGTCATTGGGACCAAGTATCTTCATTTATAGATTTTATACTCTATAAATACATCAATATCTAGGTTATTTTTTAGTTTTGTAAAAATTGAATAGTTTTTTGTTACACAGACAATCATCTATTAGACTCTTCACCAAATCGTTCATTGATTTTTTAGTCTCTTTTGTTTTAACATCAAAGAATTTGTTTACATATAATGTGACCTCCAAATTCATAAATGATCTTTTTTCCGTTCTAATTCCTTTTGTTCTGATGTCCAAATCAACAATTGATTGTTGTTTAAAGTGTTCATCATTGAGATAATAAATTTTTTTTCCAATTTCTCGTCTTGTTTTTTGAATTAAACCGTTAAAGTCTTCTGTATCATTACTTGGTTGTACCCAAGAATTTAGTTTTAAGTAAATTGTTTTTAAGTTTTTAAAATCAACTGTACCATAACCAATTTTTACTTCATCGTATACCCCCAAGGGAATATACTTACCTGTTTTCATTATTTACATATTATCTAATTTATGGTGTAATATAAAAAATAAGAAAAATACTCCACAAAACCAAAAATTTTTTGTATATTTATAAATATGATAATTGTAAACGTAGAAAGAGGTAAGAATATTGATACTGCATTAAGAACCTATAAGAACAAGATTCAGAGGACAAAACTCATCCAAGAGTTAAAGTCCCGGAAGGAATTTGTCAAACCATCGGTAACAAAAAGAAAAGTGAAACTTAAAGCAATTTATGTTTCTAAATTAAAGGCCAGCCTTTAATTGTGTTAATCTATAATAGTTATATTTTGAAATCAACATCGAATTAACTTCATCCTTAACCTTGTTTAATTTATCTGTTAATTCTGATCCCACCTTCTCATCTTCCAATAAAACACTTACTTGAGACAAGATGGCCTCTTTAAGGAAGTTGATTTTGGTTTCAGTTTCTTCTTTTGATAAAGATAAAATTTCTTTTAATTCTTTTTTCTGTCCTTCATTTAATGTGTGGTTGTAAATGACATTAAAGTTATTTGTCAAAACAGCATGTAATAAAGTTTCATTTTGGGTGAAAGTTTCTATAATTGGTTTTTGTGTTTCTTTTGGTTTTATTAAAAATTCAACCAATTCTTTTTTGGATATAATTTTTTTATCTATGTTAAGTAATGTGTCAGTTTCACATAGTATATCCAAAAGGTTATAAACATGGTTTTCCACAATTTCAATATCTTTAAATTGTTCACTTAAGTCACATAGGTACTTCCCAAATGATGTCTTAATATCGTAAATATTTTTTGATTTTAATCTAGAACTAAGTTCATCGATATAAAGTCTGGCGGTTTCTTTGTCGTCAAAATATTTATTTTCAATATCCTCATATAACAAATACATCTCTCTGAAATCGGAATTTGATTTCATATCCATTACAATAGATTTAATCCCCGTTTTCTTTTCCTGTGAAAAAGATTCAGTTAAGGTAGTTAGCATTTTTATTTTTAATGTTCCAAATTTCATTTTTTTAATCGTTTAAGATATCTTTAATTTTATTTTCTATTTCATAAATATTCTGTTGTGCCTTCTCGAAATCAAATAAATCTTTTAAATTTATTTTTTCACTTCCAAGAACAACACTCGGTTTCATGCTTTCACCTAATGGAGGTTCACCCCCACCTTCTCCACTTACTGAAGGTGCTGCCCTACCTGTTGGTTCTGGTCCACCGCCTCCTTCTGGTTCTGGCCCAAGTGATAAACCACCACCTCCACCGCCACCACCGCCACCACCTCCACCACCTAAATCACCACCCTCCTCATCTTCAGGTGGATTGGTTGCAAGTTTAGCTCTTTCTTCTTCGGATATACCATATTTCTTATCTACCTCATCGAATACACCAGAACGTTTAATAATATTTTGTGTGTTTGTTAATTCAAAACCAACCGCCCTTTCAAGACGTTGTTGTTGTAAATCAAGGATAACCTCATTGTCACTAAACCCAAGAATGTTTTTCTTAGCCCATGTATGTGATACAGGAAGAATACCCATTTGTGATTGATCAGAAGTTGCATCTTTATAAAGGGTAATTTTTTCTTTCCATATTTCAATTCTTAATAAATCAGATTGAGATGATGGATTTGTTAATGATAATGAGAAATTATTTAACTCATCTTCTAACCCTAAAAGATATAGATGTATTAATGCGATTTTATTTAGTTCCTGAACCAAGGATTTTTGAATCCTATTGATTGTTCTGGCAAACCTGATATCCATCAAGGCCAAATTCTTACCGTCCCCGACCACTTCTTCAAAACCTAAGAACGCTTTTGGAATGCGAAGAGCGGCAAGCATTTTCTTTTGAATATATTCAATATCTGCAATTTCTCCCAAATTCTGAGCTCCCGGTAATGTTTCAATTGGACTTGTCTGTGATAAGTCACGAATAGGAATAAAATAATCCTGATCAACCGACATTTGATTATATCTCATATCTACCTGTCCGTTACGAGGATCGGCTACTGGTGATCTTTTAAATTTATTTGCAACTTTTTGTACGTAAGCCTCAATATCCTTATCATCCATATTACCTACAAACACTTTAAACACCCGTCTTTCTGGAGCCCTTGATGTTCTATAAATTAACATAGCATCTTCAGCTAAAAGAAGTTGTTTCCATATTCTTCTGATCTTATCTAACATGGATGTACCATATGGTAATTTTCTATCATCACCAAGAATTCTAAAGTGAGCAACTTCCCACGCTTGGAACTCCATGTCTTTATTTTTCCAGTTGAATCTTAATTCCCTTGTTGGAGTTTTTGCTCCACCCATTACACCAAATTGATTTGCAGTTTTTGATCCCGCACCCTCAATTCTTTCGATCTCTATATTTGGTAGTTGTTGACACCCAACAATTCCTTTTTTGGGATCAATTTTTAAATAAACAAAATCATCACCATATTTACACATACCCCTAGTCCACATTTGTAGGTTCGTATGGAGATCTAGTTTATTATTAAACAGATCCTCTAATATTCCCTTAACTCTATTTGATTCAGAGTAAATGGTTAATATCTCACCCTTTTCAGACGGTGTTGTTGATTCTTCAGAATATATGTCAAGTGCGGCAGAAATCTCTGGTGTAAATTCCATAGACTCATAATCATAATATGCTGCTAATCTGTTTGGTTCATAAAAAACGGACTGATTATATAATGATTGGTCCAATTTAGACCACTTATCAGCAATATATTGTGACTGTTGATGTAAGAGCAATTCTTTTTCATACTCTTGTCTACTGTCCGTTTTTAATAGCTCATCTTTTGTAAAATTGAACGATGGGTTTGGTTTGTCTTCCTTATTAGTTCCCATGAAACCGAAAACCTTCGTTAACCTTTGATATACCGTTAGATTATTATTCGCCATGTTTATAAATACCTTTCTTTAGAATATACATTAATTTATTAGAATATTAAAGGTTATTTACGCTTATTAAAAAGCCAAGAATATTCCTTATATGCTTCTTTTCCAACATTAGTTGGGTTATCCTTGTGGTAAAGACTGTTATCCATCATCATTGACCCGATTGGGTCTAAAGATGTTCCATAAGAATAAAACGTCTTATTTGTTTCATATGTTCTCTCAGATAATACCCATGACTCCAACATCGCCTTATTCGCCTTCTCATTACGTTTTAATTGAGTGAAGGAAATGTCACCACAATACATTGCAATGGCCATACTCATAATTGCATCATCATGACATCCTTTCATGTGATCCGCCTTACCACTAATATATACGAATGTATTTAATTCATTAATAAGTCTTTGTGACCTAACTTTGAAACCATGTCTTAATTGTTCTTCAAATGCAGCAACTATCTGTGTTCTTTTGTTGTTAAAATTTATCCCGGGAATTTTTTCTAATTTTATTTTATTATATTCCCATACATTTTGCACATTAATCCCATCAATGTAAATGTTTTTGTAATTCATTTCTTGAAGTTTCCTTGATGTTGCAACACCCATGCCACCCGTAATATCAACAACAATAAAGGCATCATAAAGAACTCCCCATTTATATGCAATTGCCGCCAAATCGTCTGGTGGTATCATACAAACAAGTTCCATTACCTGTTCATTATCATCAAAATCAATAATATTAATTGCGGAAAAATCATCACTATCCCCTCTACTCACATCAACCCCCATTATATACCGATGACCCATGATCGGTTCTTTCCATAACCACAAATTACCCTGCATATATTTTTCATTTGGTTGTTTAACAGTTGTCTTTAACATTTTGTCAATCAATTCTGATGGAATAACGCCATCACCTGACCCCAGAAAGTCACACTCTAATTCTTGAGCTATTTTTCTTTTATTGTATTTGAATTTTTTTGACATTCCCTCAAACCAATTTGAAAATGGTTTATAACCATCTGCCAACATCTTCGGGTAGTCCTCTTTAGGAACATCAATCTTCACAACCTCATCATCATTATATTGTTCCCTATTTAACATGTAATGAACAATATCATTTGTTTTAACCCATCTTAGATTTTTAGTGTAACGTGGATCATAATACCAAGTTAATTCGGTAATGTGAAAATCATTAGCTCCACGAATTGCCTGTTCATATATTCCATAATAAATTGGATCAAAACCGTTAGGTGTTGATATCAAGATAATCTTACCACCCGTAGCCAAGGAGGCCATGGATGCCGACCAGAAATCATCCCCCGCTTCAATAAACGCGGCCTCATCAAATATTAATATTGTTGGAGTATAACTACGTAACGCATCGGGCGAAGTTGCTACGGCCTTTACCTCACACCCATTGTTTAATCTATATCTATGTTCTGAGTCCTTATCGGGGGAAAATCCTACGTTCATCCATTCAGGCCATTGAATCAAAAACGCCCGTATTTTATTTGCCATTTCAACAGCGGTGTCCCGTTTATTTGCCACAATCAAAACCTTTTCAGGAGACTCTTCTTTTGCTGTTTGTAGTTTTTTAGAAATCCAAGCGGCGGTTACAGTTGTTACCCCAGCTTGACGATATTTCTTTGTGATATTTTCGTTATATTCCTCATAGTCTTTAATTAGTTGTATTTGTTCGGGAAATAACTCCAGAGGTACGAATTTTTTTTGGGTGTTATCGTATGTTTGTAAATAAGTCTTTAGGGCATATGGTGTATCCTTAATGATTTTGGACAACTCCATTATTTGTTCCATTTTACTATTCATATATATAAATAGTAAAAAAGACGCTTAAAAGCGTCTTTCATGTTATAGAACTATGTATTCTGTTTTATTCTTCGTCATCATCATCCCCGGACAATCCTATTCCTAAACCGCCAAGGAACCCTTTTAAATCATCATCAGGTGTTTCATCTGAAATTTTATCAATGTCATCATGAAAAATATCCATTGCATCTTTATAGTCTTCATTTTTTAACATTAATTCAACCCCATTGGCAATTTCTTGAATCAGTCGCTTACCATGTTCAGATCCCGATATAACTTCTTTCATTAAAACAAGAAATGATTTGGGAGGTAATTTGAATATTTCAACCAGAAGATAATTTTGTAATTCATATTTCTCTTCAGTTGTTAAAATGTCTTCAGGAAATTGTGATCTAATTCTGTCCCATATTGCTGGACCCAATCTTAAATCCCACATTTCTTTTTCCAATGTGTCTTCTGCCTTAGAAACCCTTTCAAATGTTTCAGGATCTTCTGGTTGTCCTTGAATTGCAAACAACTCCATAGTTCCTTTAATTAATTCATGAACAAGAATTGGAAAATTAACCCCTGTGGCATATACTTTAGGTGGAACTGAATTTCTATCAACCTCTTCTTTACCACCAACACTTTCCTCACCACCGCCACCGCCACCGCCACCCATCATCATTTTCATGGTGTCGTCACTAAGTTGCCAATATAATGTGTCATTAACAGACATTAATATTCCGTAATTATTAATTAATGTATCCGAACCCGTTATTTGTCTTATTTCATCTGAAACATAGTGATACATATAGTGACCCTTTTTAGATGCGCCTTGTATCATACTATTTATTAATCTTCTTTTTGCTCTTTCTAGATCCAATCCTTCTAATTCATCAAATAGATCTTTTTCAACATCAACCTCATCAATATTTGGATTTTGATCCATTTCTTTATCGAAGTCTTCGGTATCTATTTCACCTAAACCAACAATTTTTGCGATATATTCAATTGATCCTTCGGGTATACCCATTTCTTTCATAACGAGCTTAACCGCTAACTGTTGAAGTTCTTCTTTATATTGAGATTCCGTTTGAATGATTGATTGGTGTGCTCGCATCATTGATCGAGCGAGTGGCATTACATCCTCTTCGGTTGTCATTGGGGTTTGAACACCTGTGTATTGTCTAACTCTTCCAACAACCTGTTTATATCTTTCAGAAGCTAATAATTCTTGGAAATTTTTGTTTGGTTCTTCGCCAGTTTTTGGTAGAGGGACTTTTTTAAATGGGGTATCTCCGGCCGCAAGTTTTCCTTGAATATCTGGATGTGGTCTATCTTGACTATCAAAATCCATTGCCATCTCTTCTAAATTTTCTTTAACCAAAGATAACAACTTTTTTTTAGAAATGTTCATTTTATTAAACTTTTTTTTGCGTCACCGTCTTAACCCCCGCTTTTGGTCTGGGATTTGGACCCGGACCCGGTTGATATGGGGTTTTTGGTTTTATCCTTGGATCAGGTTTATCGGGAGCAATGGTTGGGCTTGGTTTTGTTCCGGGTGATGGTTTTGTTGCTGGTTCTGCTGAGGTAATGGCATCATATGTCATAAATTCAGGAATTCCGTTGTGACCCTTTTTAACTTTTGGGCCAAATTGAGCTGTTTCTTGTTCAGTCAATTTTGCCGTAATCATACCCATAATTTCATTTTTAGTTGTTCGTGAATGATAATTGTTTTCTATAATTTTTTGTAACCATTTTTTTGTTTCATTAACAATACCAGACGATTGTTTCTCCAAACTCATATCCTTTCCATTGATTCTTTTATATAGATCATGAGCGTCTTTTACTCCCTGATGTTTTTTAGAATATTTATTACCCAATTCATTAATATCAACATTTTCAATATCGTGATCAGAAACTCCAGCCTCCTTTAATTCAAAATGTAAATTACGTTTTGCGTTGAGTTCAGAGTTAGATTCACTTAGTTTCTTTTTCTTTTTAGTTGTTGGTGGTACACATTTAGCTTTACTACCTGCTTTATATCTCATTTTCTTCAAACCACCATGATAACCATTAGCCATTGTTCTTGCTGCTTCATCAACATCTTTATCCTCAGCCACCGCTATTTCCGTATTTTTCAAATCATTAACGTTGGGATTTTGTGATATATTTTTTAATTTGTTGTTTAATGCTGCAATTTGTTTAGGATCGTTTTTTAAATATGTTTCTTTTTTATGTGGTGGAACGGTTGTAACAGTTTGTTCACCAAAAACTCTTTCAGACAAAGTTACAAGTTGTTTGTCACTAAATCTAACTAATGTTTTTTCAGAGAAACCTTCTTTAATTAGGTTGTTAACTATTTCGTTTCTTTTCATGCTGTTTTGAATTTTATTTCTTCGTTGATTAGGTGAAACCCACGTTCTTTTATTTTCTTGGAGACATCCTCTATTTTTTCACCAAATTTAAAGGTTAATCTTTCATGTTGATCCTCATTATTAAATTTTTCCCAACCCAACGCAATTACACCATCCACAGCATCAATAACTCCGAAATAGTCGGAGTTTTGCACAAGTTCTAATATTATGTCAGAATTTTTTAAAAGGCCAACTAAATCAACGTATTGAACATCTGGTGATTTTGAAAGAATAGACGATGTTGCAGGAATTGCAAACCACTCATCTATGTCTAATTCAGTATTTTTACTAAAAATGAATTCATACTGTTTTTGACCTTTATAATCTTCACCAATTTCATTAACATAGATCAATCGCATTTTACTTAAAATATTTACTTAATGTTTCTCCTATTCTACTGTTGAGTTCATTTTTAATTTCATCCATATCAAGCTCCTTAACATCATCATCTTCTTCTTTAACACTACCTATGTCAGCATATTTTGATAAATCCATTTCATCTTGTGCCGATGGTGTTTTACTATTAATAAACTTACTCAATTTAGACATATTTTCACCTAGTTCTGAACCATCTGATGGCGGTTCTTCTGCTGGGGCATCATCCTCACCCGGAGCATCCCCGGTATTGTCGTCAGACGGTAATCCACCATGTTCGTCTTCATCACGGTCGAATTTCTTACCTAACTCTTCAATATCATCATCATCAAGTTTTTCCAAATCAACGGCCGAGATTATCATATTCAAAACATATTTAATATCATCACTCTCCAATCTTTCATGAGCATCTCTTAATTCTTGTCCCAATTTACCTGCATATTTTTGAATTTCAGTCATATAATCGGATCGTTTTCCTGTATTACCACCATCGGTTGATGTTTCATCGCCACCCATTGATGTATCATCTGTTGGAGGAGCTCCACTACCATCGTCTGGTGTGGTTGTAGCATCTACTGGTGGTGGGGTAGGTGGAACCTCATCCATTGCTGGTGCCGGCACCGGAGTCTCCTGTTTTGGGGCATTTTGCTTCAAAACATATTTTGTCGCTTCCTGTAGATTTTCCTGTCCTGACAGTAAATCCATTCTCTTCATTGCCTCCCCATATGATGAAAATCTGTTTTTATTTTTCATGAATAATCCACCGATATAATCTAATGAATTTTCATTCAAACCTTTCTTTACATAATATCCGTCTTTTTCTCTAACGACACCAAATATACCGGTCGCAGATTCTTTTATGGTTTCAGGTTTAGTTTTTGAAATCGATTTTTTAGGATCGTGGAAATAGGTTAGTTCGAGAATTCTTTTCAGTTTCTCATTACCTTGTAATTTTTCACTACCTAATGGTTTAATCTCTCCCATGTTTTTTGTTTAATTTAGTATTATTCTTATCCTATAAATACAAGGATATCAGGAAAAAATTATTGTTTACTGCTCTGTAATGGATAATTTCTTATCGATTGATTTAGTTTTGAGGGTTAATAGTTTTTTGATGTATCCGTTTCGTCGAAGTAATTTAAAAGTCAGGTTTTCGTATGAATATTCACCACCCCTCTCCAAACCACATTGCCTGAAGTGTTTTATTTTATTTTTTAACTCATCTATTTTTTTGATTGGTCCGTCACTTTTATTCTCCTCATCATATAAATTATCAATTAACTGAGCATATTCTTCACCCTTATCAAGTATCATTCTATCATCAATGTTGGGAATAGCTCGTTCTGGAACAACTAACCATTTATTATGTAATATGGAATATACTCCCGATGATATGTGTTTTTCTTTAATATCCTGAATATAAATTTCAATTTCATATCCCTTTATTTTAATTTCATGATTCTCATTCCAAATGTGTCTTTTCGAGTCAAAGAACTCTTTTAGAAGTTTGATTGGATATTGTGAATCTTCAAAATCAATCAGGACGTGAAGATCAACATCCGAAAATTCAGACCAATTATAATTGGCTAGAGATCCTGTAAAAATGATGTCATGAATGAAAAATTCAATATCCACAAAGTCCATGAATTGGTCGGATACCTCCAGAAGTCTTTTCCTGATGTTTTCGCGAACCCAGTATTCCCCATCTTTCATTTCGAAAATATCTTCTGATAGATGATCCTTAGATTTAAAGGATTTGATTATTTTATTATCTAATTCTTTATCTTCAATAAGTTCATCAAATAGGGATTTTTTTTTCATGGTTTCTTAGCGTATTTGTAAGTCTTCGAGATGCTCGCATTGAAAAATTTTCCCTGAGATTCAGATAATCTGAATTTGGTAAAAATGTTCCACGGCACCTTATAGTATTCATAAATAGACCCAGATGTGAACTCAATCGTCAATGTTTCATTTTCTGAATTATATGACGCTCCACGGATGTTTGAGGAATTAATAGTCACACTAATTACCTTACCTTCGATTTTTTCAGTAATAATACTCATAATTTTTTTCTAGTAATATACATAATAAATATCAGAAAAAAAACCCCCGGAATGGGGGATTTTTATTGTATGGGTGGGGATAGTGACATCGATACCGTTTGTTGTCCATTTACCCTTGTTATCAGTTTAAACTCACCATAATAATAACAAATCCTTATTAGGTATTTACCGGGAGAGACATTCTTGAAAAAATATGTTCCGTTGTTGAATTTTGCCGTTTTACAGTTAGAGAACTTATTTATTTTGTTCTCATTACATCCAATCTCATAAACCATAAGTTCTTTTATCCTTTTATTACCTTGAATTGGTATTAAGTATATTTTTAAGTTTTCAGGAATACTGGTATTGCCGTATTTTTTTGATCTCCCATCAATTTTTAATATCACACTATTATCGTCTGGAGTATCAACTATATTTACGGGAGATATTGGTTTTGGAACAAATAAAACCGTATCTTTTTTAGTGTTACGTAACTTATTAATCAGAATACTATCTTTTTTAATCTTACTATTTAAATCGTTTAACTGATTTTTGAGTTTAGATAATTCAAAATCAGATAAGTTCAATTTTTTAGTCAATTCATTAATCTCATTAAATCTACTATGTAATAATTCCTTATTGTTTTTTTCAATGTTTCTTAAACTATCCAATTTTGATTTATCCTCATCTTGTTGTTTAGTAAGATTTTGAATTTTATCAATTGTGACTTGAACTGTTAACTTAGATATGGAATCCAAAATATCATTTGAAATTTGAAACCTATTTGAAATACTATCACTTTTTGAAATTATATTTTCAATTTTATTATCAGTTACTTTTGAAGAATATAATCTTCCGATGAACCCAATTAAACACATAACCCCAAATAATCCAATTATTAGAAGAATCGTTCTGACGTGTGTTAAAAGATATAATAATATGATTTTTATCATGTGGATTATTTTATTTTACCAAGTTCTTGTAGTAGATTTAATTTAGCGGTAACACCACTTAGTGTACTATCTGATTTTCTAACTTGTTCGGTTAACTGTTCAATCTTAATTTCTAATTTTTCAACCTTTGAGGATTCTTTTTTTATTTGACCTGTGTAGTCTAATTTTAAGTCAACATATAGGTATCCGATCGCTAATACAGATATAAATAGAAGAGCCTTTATGGGTTCTTTCACGAATTGTTTGAACGTGACTGGTGGTTTTATGGGGTTTTCGGATTTGACGGCCATTTTTTGTTTTAAATAAATATCAGAAAAAAACATGACTCTCACCATATCCGTAAATAAAATGAACATAATATTAATTTTTGACAATTATTTAAACATTTTAGATATAATGTTTTATTTTTCATGATATTTGTGTTATATTAGTTATTAAAATATAAAATATGGCGATAGATTTTTTTGACGAAAGTCAACCCCAGCATCCAACCAGAAAATTAAAAAGAAATAGTAACACCCCTATTTTGGATAATTTTTCAAGAGATCTTATTAGATTGGCACAGGAAGGTAAAATTGATCCTGTTGTTGGAAGAGACAAAGAAGTAAGGAGAATTGCACAAATTCTTTCAAGAAAAAAGAAGAATAACGCTGTTATCGTTGGTGATGCTGGTGTTGGTAAATCGGCGTTGGTTGAAAAATTAGCACTACTAATTAATAAAGGTCAATGTCCCACTAACCTATTAGATAAAAGACTCGTCGCTCTTGATTTAACGTCATTGGTTGCCGGCACAAAGTATAGAGGACAATTTGAAGAACGCATTAAGGCAATCCTAAATGAATTACAGGAAGCCCCGAATGTTATCATTTTTATTGATGAATTACATACGATGGTTGGGGCGGGAAACGCAAGTGGGTCAATGGATGCCGCCAATATTTTAAAACCCGCTTTAGCCCGGGGAGAATTACAATGTATCGGCGCCACCACATTTGATGAATATAAAAAAAGTATTGAAAAGGATGGTGCTCTTTCAAGAAGATTCCAAAAGATCATATTAACAGAACCAACCGAAGTGGAAACGGTTGAGATATTAAATAATCTACAAAGTTCATATGAAAACTTTCATAAGGTGAAATATGAACCGGGAGTAATGGATATAATTGTTAAATTATCAAAAAGATATATAACCGATAGATATTTTCCCGATAAGGCAATTGACGTTTTAGATGAGTTAGGATCAGAAAAGAAAATATCCAATAAAACACCCGAAATAATTGATAAACTCAAAAAAGATATTGATATTCTTAATGAGAAGAAACAGGCAGTAGTAAAAACCCAAGATTATGAACAAGCCGCGAAATTAAGAGATGATGGACAAAAACTTATTGCGAAATTTGAAGAAGAAAAAAGAAAATGGTTAGAACTTAGGGATGATAATAAAATTCCCATTCATATTGAAGATGTGTATGAGATTATTTCAAATATCACTGGCGTTCCTATAGCTAAATTAGATTCAAAAGAAACTGAAAAACTTCTGAATCTAGAAAAAATACTCGCCTCTAAAGTTATTGGACAAGATGAGGCGATTGCAATAATATCCAAATGTATTAGAAGAAATCGGGTTGGAATTAAAGATACAAACAAACCAATCGGTTCGTTTATGTTCTTAGGATCAACAGGTGTTGGTAAAACCCACCTAGCAAAATGTTTAGCTGAAATATTATTTGAGGATCCCGAAAAAATAATTCGTATTGACATGAGTGAATATCAGGAAAAGCACACGGCGAGCCGTTTGATCGGCGCTCCTCCGGGATATGTTGGTTATGATGAGGGGGGACAACTTACTGAGAAAGTAAAAAATAACCCATTTTCAGTTATTCTTTTTGACGAGATTGAAAAGGCACATAAAGATGTATTTAATATGTTCCTTCAAATTTTAGATGAGGGTCACCTAACGGATGGGTTTGGTAGAAAGGTAAATTTTACAAACACATTAATTATAATGACATCAAATGTTGGTTCAAGAAAGATTTCAGATTTCGGTGATGGTGTTGGATTTGCCACAAAAAATAGTGAGAACCAAAAATATGAAGTTAGAAAATCCATTATACAAAAATCATTAAAACAACAATTCAGTCCTGAATTTTTAAACAGGGTTGATGATATTGTTTTGTTCAATCCACTTGGAGAGGAATCTTTAAAGAAGATTATTGATATCGAAATTACCAAATTAAAAAACAGGTTAATTGAAAAGGGTTATCTGATCACTTTCGATAAATCCATATCACAAAGAGTTTTTGAACTAAATGTATTGGAAGAATATGGGGCGAGACCATTGAAGAGAATTATTCAAAATTTATGTGAAGATTTTCTAAGTGAGGAGATCCTAAAGAATGAAATTCTTGTTGATCAACCCATTACGTTGAAATATAAGGATGACACGTTAATCATCAAAAAAAAATAATCTAAATATGTTGATTTTTTTGTAAATCACATATATTTATATCTTCAGAGGTTGTCTTTGACGATCACCTTTTCGTTTTTTTTATTAGGTGGGGTTGAACCCACTCAAGACCTTTAAATCCCGGCCATCAGTCGGGATTTTTCATGCGTATTTTGTTTTTTCGGGAATTTTATGTATATTTAAAAGATATGAAAAAATACAGTATATTGATGATTATTATGACATTATTTGTTATAGTATCATGTGGATCAGGGTCAACCACTAAAAAAACAACCAACGACTCGGTAACAGTTAAGATGGACACTACGAAATTGGTAGACACGGTAACAGTTAAATAAAAAAGGGGTCCTCGCGACCCTTTTTTTGATAGTTATTGTAAACAAACCCATGAGTAATTTTATCGTTTCCTACAATAAAGTATGCTTCCCCCCAAAAAAATCAAAAAAAATGGGATTTCATTTCAGTACCGCAAGACATAAATGGGTTGTAAGTATTTCACCCTCAATTCATCTCTATTTTGAATCACATTCACCATCCGAACATAAAAGATTTTGGAAAGATGGACTTTCTGGCCTATATTTGTCGCTTGGGTGGTTACAATGGTCACTCACAATTGGAATTTTTAAAAAACCGTAATGTTAGATATTCTTGAAAAATATCATGCTGATGGTCTGCTTCACAAACAGACTCACCCAACTCTTGATTTAACTATTTGGAACTACACACCAAAAGTTGCTTATGAGAGACTTTGGGATGACATTACTTTGCAGTGCCGTGGGTTGGTTACCAATTCTGAAGGTAGAATTGTTGCCCGACCATTCCGTAAATTCTTCAACTATGAAGAATTAAAACCAGAAGACATTCCAAACGAAGAATTTGAAGTGTTTGAAAAAATGGATGGATCGTTAGGTATTCTATTCAACTATAAAGGTGAGTGGATAATGGCAACGCGCGGTTCATTTACTTCTGATCAAGCAATAAAAGCTAAAGAAATTTTGGATAGATATCGTTCAGATAAAAAGGTTACATATAAGAATGGATTAAGTAAGTCTCTTACATTTCTATTTGAAATAATTTATCCAGAAAATCGTATCGTAATTGATTATGGTGAAGAGAAATTGGTGTTATTGGGTGCGGTCTATAATGGTCACCCATTACCAGATGGTACGTACTCATCACTTAAAAATGGTGATGAATATACTTATCGTGATTTATGTAGTGTTATTAAATTCATTGGTTGTGAAGTAGTAAAAAAATACGATGGTATTACTGACTATAAACTAATAAAGGAAACAATAACTAATGATCAGGAAGGACGTGTTATTCGTTTTAAGAATGGATTTAGAATGAAAGATAAGGGGGAAGAGTATTGCCGTTTACACCGGATCTTAACTAATATTTCTAATCGTAATATTTGGGAATATCTTAAAGATGGTAAACCATTGGACGATTTACTTGAAAAGGTACCAGATGAATTTTATAATTGGGTAAAGAAAACCGTTAGTAATCTTAAATATGGATATTGGAGAATAAGTGAAGATGCTGGTAAAATGCACGATTATTTCCGATATGGAAAATATGGTGATGTCGATCCTATGCCAACTAAAAAAGAGTTTGCTGAATTTGTAAGTAAACAACCACCAGCATATCGTGCGGTAATGTTTAAGATGTGGGACAGAAAACCATACGATGATGTAATATGGAAACTGTTATATCCAAAGAAAGTTGAACAACCTTTTAAAAAATTGGATGATGAGTAAGTTGAAATTATATTTGGATGACTTGCGAACCCCGGTCGATAAGGATTGGATCGTTGTAAGAAATTACGACGAGTTCGTAGAAAAAATAAAAGAACATGGGGTTCATTCTTTTCACACCATTTCATTGGATCATGATTTGGGTGATAGTGCTATGTCCGAATATTTCAATAATGTTAGATTTAACTACACGTTGGATTATAATAACATTAGTGAAAAAACCGGGTATGATTGTATTAAATGGTTGGTTCTTTATTTTATGGAAGAAGTTGGACCCGGGGAAGAGTTTTATTTTCCACAAATATATTCACATTCAGCAAATCCGATTGGGGCAGCAAACATTATTGGATATGCGAATAATTTTCTAAAGAACATGAGACAACCACAAACATGTATAAGGGTTAGAGTTGATCATACAGTTTAAATTTATTAAGGTTTTTCAGGAGGGGTAATTCCTTCATCTTTATCCTCTTCTTTAAAATTATATTTTGGTTTGTAAGAAAATTTATCCATTGTATCTGCCCCCATACCAATACCAGTAATAATCATAATGGCGTTAACAATATTGTCAGATGGTACGAACCCTTCAATTGTTGCCTGTAATAATAATGTGGTGCAAAGAACCAATGTTCCTATTAATACAATTACTGGCTTAATGGATGTTCCACCTCTTTCATCTTTTAATAATTCAATGATCCAAGCTTTGAATGTCATATAGTATTGGTTTAATGGTGTTTATATTACCTATAAATACTCTCGAAAATCAATTAAAAATTATGGGTTAAAAATATTTTTAAAAAAAAATAAGAAAAAGTTGGTTTTTCAAATACTTATATGTATCTTTGTTCTATATTCGGAAGAAAGTATTAAAATTAAAATAAATTCAATGACACAGTTCAAACATATGGAATCCTTTATTATCTGTTCAAAATGGGCGGATGAGCGTGATTTTGCCATATCCCGAGCTGTTGAAATTCAAGAAGGTTAAACTCTGTTTAATCTAAAAGAAACTAAATGACCTCGGAATAAAATCCCGGGGTTTTTTATTTTATGGGGGTTGGGACTGCATCGGAGTGGTCATCTCACTTGCAATGAGAAAAACAGGCGGTATCGTTCACCGCAACCTCCACAATTAGTTCTTTAAAATTGCCGCTTTAGCTTAATGGGCAGAGTACATGACTGTGGATCATGGGGCGTGGGTTCGAAGCTCACAGGTGGTACAAGATGATGAATACCGGCTGAGAAGTGGGGGAGAAGGTAGGTCTACTAAAAGTGTTCATAACTGCCCCGTAGACTAATTGGAAACAATTAAAGGGTTCATTATTTTTTAAGTTCTTTAAATATGGTGATTTAGCTCAGAAGGAGTTTTGAATATCTATCATTGTAGGACTGAAAGACGTTTCAGTATGAAGTGATTATCGAGTTCATAAAACCTGTAGGTAGAGCGGCGGTGGCACAAGCCGTGCGTCGGTGGTTCGAGTCCACTGGTCACCACTCAGTTTTGAGACTTTTAGAATTTTTGGAGCGTTGGCCGAACCAGCAAGTCAGCTCAAGTAAAAATTCAAATGGGTGTGAAGTGAGAGTTGCTCCGCGGCCTCTCCAGATGGTTATCGACGGGTTCGAATCCCGCCACATCCTCAAAGTTGATAAGATGAGTGATAAAGAAAAATTGGAAACCGAACTTGAATTGTTATTAAGTTTAAATTATGTCCATGCGTGGACAGGTTCGCTGGACAACTTAAAACAAAGTAGTTACATTCTCTTTAGTGACATCACTCGTTTAATCAACAAAAAAAGAGAAGAATTAAGATCTTTAAATAACGGCACGTAACCTTCGATCCTGATAAGATCGCTACAGGTAATTGGTAAGTGAAAATGCTGGTTCGATCCCAGTCGTGCCGACCATGAT